CAATGAAAGGCACAACTCGTTTCTAAAATGAGAGAATTAACCTTACAAGCTCAACCTTATCAAGGTGAGCGACACGAAAAAGCTTGGGGCCACGAGTTATGGATTATTAATAATGATCTATACTGTGGCAAGCTTTTAGTGTTTAGAAAGGATAAACAATTTTCAATGCACTTTCATCTACTTAAAGATGAAGCGTGGTACATTTCTAAAGGCGAGTTTTTGTATAAATGGATTGATACCGAAACAGCTACTGAACATGAAACTCATATTAAAGAAGGAGACTGTATCCACTTGATGCCAGGACAACCCCACCAGATGTTGGCTCTTACAGAAGGAGCCACTATATTCGAGGTATCAACCCAGCATTTTGATTACGATAGTTATAGAGTTAAACCAGGAGATTCACAATCATGAAAATAGGATTTTGCGGCACAATGTCAGTAGGTAAAACAACGCTTGTAAATGCGTTGAAAGAATTACCTGAATTTAAGGATTATAAATTTGCAACTGAGCGTTCAAAGTATTTGATGGAACTTGGTATTCCATTAAACACAGATTCAACATTGAAAGGTCAATGTGTATTTTTAGCTGAACGTGCTACTGAATTAATGCACGAAAATATCATTACAGATCGTACTATCATTGATATTATTGCTTTTACTAAAGCTGCTAAATCTATCAATTACCATGATGCTGATGATTTTGCTCAATTGGCTTCACGTTTAATTTCTGAATATGATTATATTTTTTATATTTCTCCTGAAGGAGTTGATATGGAAGATAATGGTGTTCGAGAAACAGATTTAGAATATCGTGCATTGATTGATGTTATTATCCAAAATAATATTACAAGGTTTAGACATAAATTTAAAAATTATGCTGTAATTCAAGGATCAACAGAAGAACGTATTAAAGCTGTGAAAGAAGCACTTTCTTTGTAATATTTATACGAAAACTATTGCAATGAAAAAATCTGAATTTAAGGCATATATTAGAGAAGAAATTATTTCAGTATTATCTGAGGAAATGTCCCCAGCAGAAGCCCAAGCTAAAAAAGCAAATTTAGCTGCAGCTCAAGAAAAAATTAAAGATGCTCAAGCACAACTTCAAACAGCAACTACTTCATTAGAGAAAAATGCTGCGTCTGCTGCTTTAAAAGCTGCTCAAGAAGATTTAAAACAAGCAAACGCTATTAAAGAATCAGATGATGATGCTGAACCTACAGCTGCTGATCTTAAAAAGAAAGATTCTGTAGCTTCGGCTTCAAATAAGCTTCAAAAACTTGTATCTAAAATGAAGGCAATGGCTAAAGAATACAAAGAAGCTGAAGGCGATAAAAAAGAAAAAATTAAAGACGAACTAAAAAAGTTAACTGCTGAAAAGAAAAAACTTGAAGCTAGTCTCTAAATCTGAAAAAATGGAAAAGGGTTTCACATTAAGAAATTTAAGTTATATTGTTCTAGTTTTATTAGCTATTATGGTTTATTTACGATTTATTCGTAGTAATGAATCTAATAGAGAACTAAAACAACAAATTAAGGAGCTTGAATTGAAAAATGATTCGATTCAAGCCCATGTTGACTCTACATTAATTCAGATTACCCAATTAAATGTTATTGCTGAAGGTTATAAAGTACAAATTGAAGAAGATAAACAACAACTTGCAAACCTCCAGTCTAAAGCTGATTTATATAAACGTAAATACAATGAAGAACATAGTCGTATTACTGAGCTTTCTGGTGATGCCCTTGTTAGCGAATTCACAAACGCTTTCAAGTGATACTTTATGTAAGGTACCTTGCTACACTTTAAAAAATGCCTTATTAGTTAAGGCGGAAAGAGATCTTTTAAAAGATGAATTAAGTCTAAAAAGAGACTCTATTTCCATTTTAAGCACTATTATTTTAACCCAAAACGATCTTATCATTAATCGTGATTCGGTTATTATTCTTTATCAGGATAATGAATCCCGATATAAAGAAATGCTCAATAATAAGGATGCAATCATTGGTGTAAAAGATAAGCAAATCAAAAAAGCAAAAAATTCTTCTCGATTTGCTTGGCTAACTACCGGGGCTAGTGCAGCTCTTTTCCTTATTATTCTTTTATGAGTCAAGATTTAAAACATATTATAAGGCAGGAATATCTTAAGTGTGCCCAAGATCCGGCTCACTTTATGAAAAAGTACTGTTTTATCCAACACCCCCAAAGAGGTAGGGTAATGTTTAATCTTTACCCTTTCCAAGAAAAAACATTACGTTTATTTAGAGACAACCCCTATTCTATTGTACTTAAATCTCGTCAGTTAGGTATCTCAACCCTAGCAGCAGGTTATTCTTTATGGTTAATGATTTTTCATAAAGACAAAAACATCCTTTGTATTGCAACAAAACAGGAAACTGCAAAAAACATGGTTACGAAAGTAAAATTCATGTACGACCAGTTACCTTCTTGGCTTAAGATTGATTCAATAGAATATAACAAATTAACATTACGATTAAATAACGGATCTCAAATCAAAGCCACTTCAGCATCAAGTGATGCAGGTCGATCAGAAGCAGTATCTTTGCTAGTAGTCGATGAGGCGGCATTCATTGAACAAATTGGTGAGATTTGGGCTTCAGCTCAACAAACCCTAGCAACGGGTGGTGGTGCAATTGTATTATCTACTCCTTACGGTACTGGTAACTGGTTTCACAAAACTTGGGTTTCAGCTGAAAATGGTGAAAATGATTTCTTACCTATTCGCTTACCCTGGTTTGTTCACCCTGAACGAGATGAATCTTGGAGAAAAAGACAAGACGAATTATTAGGTGATCCTAGATTAGCAGCCCAAGAATGTGATTGTGACTTTAGCACCTCAGGTGATGTCGTATTCTATAATGAATACTTAGAAGATATTTCTAAAAATCAAGTACAAGATCCTTTAGAAAAACGAGGTGCAGATCAAAATTTATGGATTTGGGAACCTGCTGATTATTCAAGAGATTATATGGTTATAGCTGATGTTGCTAGGGGCGATGGTAAAGACTATTCAGCATTCCATATTATTGATATTGAAACTAATATTCAAGTTGGAGAATACCGTGGTCAAATCGGAACTAAAGAATTTGGCCATTTGTTAGTAGGAATTTCTACCGAATATAATAACGCGTTACTTGTGGTTGAAAACGCAAATATTGGTTGGTCAACACTACAAGTTATCCAAGAAAGAGGATATAGAAACCTATATTTTTCACCTAAGAGTGGAGAAGTAAAAGCAGATAGTTATTTTGATCCTTATGCTGACAACAGTAGTATGGTTCCTGGATTTACAATGTCAATGAGAACAAGACCTATGGCAATTGGTAAGTTTCAAGAATATGTAAGTGATAAAGCCGTTACTATTCGTTCGAAGCGTTTGGTTGAAGAAATGAAAGTATTTGTTTGGAAAAATGGACGTGCAGAAGCTCAAACAGGTTATAATGATGACTTGGTTATGTCATTCTCTATTGCTATGTTTATGCGTGATACTGCATTTAAATTTAGACAAAATGGAATTGATTTAGCAAAAGCTGCTCTTAATGCTATGAATAAATCTACTACCAATTATACAGGAGTTTATTCTCGAAATGGATCTGGTCAAAACCCATACCAAATTGAGAACCCTTATGGTGGAAAAGAGGACATTAGATGGCTTTTGTAAATATTTATAAGATATAATTAGATAAAAATGGCGGATACCAGTATATTTACCCGATTAAGACGATTGTTTTCTACAGACGTTATCATTAGAAACGTTGGTGGGAATCAATTAAAAGTAATCGATACAAATTCTATCCAACAATCCGGAAGAGTTGAAACTAACTCCTTAATTGATAGATTTTCAAGATTGCACGTAACAGGAGCAGCTCCTGTCTTTAACCCTGCTCTTAACTATCAAACAATGAGAGTGCAGCTTTATAGTGATTATGAAGCTATGGATACAGATGCCATTATCGCCTCAGCTCTTGATATTATTGCTGACGAAAGTACCTTGAAAGATGATATGGGAGAAGTACTTCGTATTAAATCTACAGATGATGATATTCAAAAAGTTCTTTACAACTTATTCTATGATGTATTAAACGTAGAATTTAATTTGTGGATGTGGATTCGTCAAATGTGTAAGTATGGTGATTTCTTCTTAAAATTAGAAATTGCTGAAAAATACGGGGTTTATAATGTAATCCCTTATACAGCTTATAACATCACTCGTGTAGAAGGAGCTAATAAAGAAAATCCAAGTGAAGTTAAATTCCAATTCGACCCAGATGGTTTAACTGGGTATGGAGCTTATGGTGGTTACTATGGAAATATGGGTGGAGTTGGAAGCGGATTTAACCCCTCAGGCAATTATATTGAATTTGATAACTACGAAATTGCTCACTTCCGTTTATTAACAGATATGAATTACTTACCTTACGGACGTTCTTATATTGAACCCGCTCGTAAGTTATTTAAACAATATGTTTTAATGGAAGACGCAATGTTAGTACATAGAATTGTACGCGCTCCTGAAAAACGTGTTTACTATGTAAACGTAGGTTCTATTCCTCCTAATGAGGTAGATGCCTTTATGGAAAGAACAATTTCCAAAATGAAACGTACACCTTATGTAGACCAACAAACAGGTGAATACAATTTAAAATACAATATGCAGAACATGATGGAGGATTTCTTCATCCCAGTTCGCGGCAATGATTCAGCAACTAAAATTGATACTACAAAAGGTTTAGATTACGATGGTATTGCTGACGTGCAATATTTAAGAGATAAACTATTCGCAGCACTTAAAGTACCTAAAGCATTCTTGGGATACGATGAAACAACAGAAGGTAAAGCTACTTTAGCTGCTGAAGATATTCGTTTTGCTCGTACAATTGACCGTATCCAAAGAATTGTACTTTCAGAATTATATAAGATTGCTACAGTTCACCTTTACACCCAAGGTTATACAGGTGAACAATTAAGTAACTTTGAATTATCATTAACAACTCCTTCAATCATTTATGATCAAGAAAGAATTGCATTAATGAAAGAAAAAACAGATTTGGCTCAACAGCTTATGGAAACTAAGTTGTTACCAACTGATTGGATTTATGATAATATCTTTAGATTTAGTGAAACCGAATATGACCAATATAGAGATCTTATTCGTGAAGATGCTAAACGTAAATTTAGATTAGACCAAATTGAAGCAGAAGGAAATGACCCAGTTGAAACTGGTAAATCATATGGTACCCCACACGATTTAGCTTCACTATATGGTAAAGGCAGATATCAAACAGACCCAGGAAATGTTCCTGATGGATATGATGAAGATAAAGAATTAGGACGCCCTAAAGAAAAAGTATCAAACATCAACACCCAAGATAATGCCTTTGGTAAAGATAGATTAGGTCGTAAAGGTGCTAAAGATGATTACAACTCATCAGATTCTATTAAACCTAATTACAAAGGAGGTTCTCCATTAGCATTAGAAACAATGTTAAACAAAATTCCTGTTAATAAAAAACAATTAGTTTTTGAGCAGGATAAGGCAAAAGAATCATTACTTGATGAAAGTAATATTAAGGAACAAAAATCTTGATATATTTATAAATAAACCCTAGGGAATGAAAATTAAACATTCAAAGTATAAAAATACGGGTATTCTTTTTGAGCTGTTGGTGCGTCAAATCACAGCCGATACCTTGTCTGGCAAATCTTCGCCGGCCACAGGTATTATGAAAAAATATTTTATTAAATCTGAGTTATCAAAAGAATACAAGTTATACGAAACATTATTCAAAAAGACAGGATTAACTGAAGGCAAAGCCGACATTACAATCAACACCCTCTTAGAATCTTCTCAAAAACTTAATCGTAAAACTTTAAAGAGAGAAAAGTATAACCTTATTAACGAAATTAAGAAGTATTATAATTTAGATGAGTTCTTTAAAACTCAATTACCTCATTATAAAGTACAAGCTTCTTTTTATATCTTAACTGAGATTTATAATCAAGAAGGATTAACTAATCCTACCCAAATTATTGATCATAAAGTAACTCTTTTAGAGTATTTAACTACAACTGTAGTAAATAAAGAAACAGTTAAAGATAATATTATTGAAGAATTTAAATCATACGATAAAGATCTTCGCATTTTAACTTACCGTGTATTGTTAGAAAAATTTAATGGTAAGTATGAAGGTTTAAATTCTAACCAAAAAACAGTTTTAAAAGAATTTATCAATTCCGTTGATTCAACCCCAGCATTAAGAGATTTTTATAATTCTAAAATTGTTGAAATCAAAAACATGCTTTCTGAACTCAACAAAAAGGTATCCGACAAAGCAATTCAAATTAAAATTAATGAAGTATCAGGTTTACTAGAAGAAGCTAGTAAAAATGAAAAAATTAATGATGACCATTTAATTAATTTGTTACAATATTACTCACTTGTTGAAGAACTACAGAAAGCAAATGGCTGATTACAAATACAAATTAAAAGAAGTTAAAGTTGGTGACGTTACTTATAGCGACACCGGAACTAAATCTACTGTAACCAACATCGACCCAGAAACAGGTCGTATTGAATGGTCAGTAGAAGAAGTTCCTGACTTTAATTCTGTATTTAAAAACTTAAAGAAAGCTAAAGATTTTATGGATGCTTTAGCTAAAAATAAAGATGTTAGATCTGATGAAGTGTTGAGACAAGTTCAACAAGATTTAACTAAGACATTTAACGAATTACGTACCCACGTAAGAAAAAATTACCCTGAAGAATATGCTCGTATCAAAATGGTAGCAGAAACTTCTATGACAGGTGGTGGTACTGCAGGTGCTTCGTTTAGTGCTGGAGAAGGAGAACAATATGCAACTCCATTTGCTTTTAATAAAAATAAAAAAGCTAAAGGTACTGCCTCTAATTACTATTACAAGTTAGGATTTAAACCTGTCCCTGAAAAAGTACCAGGTTCTGGTTTAGAAGTAAAACAGTTATTTAAAGAAATTAATATGTATAATTATAAATTATCTGAGACAGCGTATCAACCTCAAAGTGTAGCTCAATTTCAAAACAATAGAATGTTAGGATTTGATGCTATTGAAGATTTGTTAGGACAAATTAGACCACTTTTAGATGATGCTAAAGCCGAAACAGAAAAATATTATAAAGAAAACCCAAAATCATATGCTGTAGTATATGGGACAGACTTAATTCAAGACTATCTTAAAGATATTATCAGCACATTAAAAAATTCAGATGATGAAAACTCTACAAACTCAATTTAATTTAATTCAAGAGGGAAAAGGACACAAAGATGTGTTCTTGAAAGAAGCTAAGCGTTTATTCCCTGACGTAGTTAGAAGCGCTGCTTCATTTGAAGAAGCATCTGCTGCCCTTAAAGGTAGAGGTGTTATCAGTGAATCTAACATTGTTGGTTTACAAGCTGTAGGTAACTACACTCGCCAAGAAACATCTTGGGAATCAGCATTTAAAAACTTTATTGCCGAAGAAGCAAAAGCAACAGAAAAGAAAGCATCTAAAGATGTAGAAGAAGCTGCTGATAAAGCTTATGATGCTAAAGACAAAAAAGACAAAGACAATATGATCTATGATCAATATCAAGCCGGTGTTTATTTTGAATCAAAACAAAACCCAGATAAAGATTTAGATGAAGTTTGTAACATGGTTAAGAAAAACTTAGCTAAAGACCCAATTTATTATACTAAAAATGGAATGTTTGGAGTAGCGGGTGTTGGGTACCAAGAAATGCCTACTTCAAAATCCGATCAAATGGAAAAAGTAAAAATGAACGAAGGAAGAATCTCATTAATGTCTTTATTAAATGAATCAGACTCAGAATTTAAAAGAGTAGATAAAGGCGAAAAAGACAAAGTAGCTAAAAACAAAGGTGAAGAAGAAGTATTCGGTGCCGGTGTTAAAAAAGGTGAAAAGATCGAAAAAGCTAAAATGAAAAAAGAATCATTAGATACTAAATTAGCTGAAATCGAAAAACAAGGCAGAATTGTTACTATGGAAGCTCAAATTGATGCCGTAGCTGAAGAAATTGCTCAACGTAATGAGCGTTTAACTAAAATTGCTGAGGACGAAAATTTAGCTGAATTAGTAGACAAAATGAAACTTAAAGCTATGCAAAAAGAAGTTGCTCTTCTTGAAAAAAGAGAAGAAAAACTTAAAAAAATGTATGAAAAAGTAGCTGGAAAAGGTTATCAAAAGAAAGAAATGGTTGACGAAATGGATGCTCAATCTTGGGACGAAAAGAATGGTCCTGCTTTAGATTTAGCTCCTGATCAATCTTTAGAAGCTTAAGATATGAAACAAGTACTTATTGAAACTCAACTCTTTAAAGTAAACCCTGTGTCATTGACAGAGGGTAAACTTTCTGAAAGAGGTAACCCTATGGTAGAAGGTGTTTTAGCAACTGCCGAAGTTAAAAACGGTAACGGACGTTACTATGCCAAAGACTTATGGGAAAGAGAAATTGATAAGTATAACAATCTTGTTAAAGAAAATAGAGCTGTTGGTGAATTAGACCACCCAGAATCTTCAGTAATTAATTTAAAAAACGTTTCACACAATATTAAAGATATGTGGTGGAACGGAGATAACGTAATGGGTAGGATTGAGATCTTACCTACCCCTTCAGGTAATATTCTTAAAGCGCTCATTGATAACGGAATTACTGTGGGGGTATCTTCTAGAGGAATGGGTTCATTACAAGAACGAAATGGTGTATTAGAAGTACAAGATGACTTTGAATTACTCTGTTGGGATTTTGTATCAACACCTTCCAATCCAGGTTCATATATGAGTCTTGTAAAAGAAGGAATTGAATTTGCTTCTAAAGACAAATACGTTAAAGTTAATTCTGTATTGAGAGAGATTATCTGTGCTAACACGTGTGTGTGTAGTTTAGATTAAAAAAGCCTGCTACCTTAAGCAAAGAACCCCCCTTAGGATTTTATTCCTTCGGCCAAGCCCTCTTCGGAGGGCTTTTTTTTCCCTTTTGCGACTTTGAAATATCTTCATATATGTATTATTGCATGTGAGCAATATACTGTCTCTATACAGTATTCACTTATTTAAATTCAAATTACAGTTCCTAATAACTGTACTCCACAAACTAATTTTGAGGTAAAATGACAAACAGAGATTTGCTTAAAGAAGCAATTGCTGATGCTAAAGCTGTTAAAGAAGCTGCTATCGCAAATGCTAAGGCTGCTTTGGAAGAAGCTTTTACTCCACATCTAAAATCTATGCTTGCTGCAAAGCTTGAAGAAATGGAAGATGTAGAAGAGGGCTATGACGAAGTAGATGAAATGAAAGACAGCAAAAAGGAAGTTAAAGAAATGGAAGACGAAATGACAGAAGGCGAAGACGAAATGTACGAAGCTGAAGACATGGAAGAAGAAATGGACTTAGACGAACTTTTAGCTGAACTCAATGAAGGAGCCGATGGTGAAAGTTCAGAATCTGACGACGATGAAGAGATGACCATGGAAGCCGAAGAAGCCGAAGGTGAAGAAGCCGAAGGTGAAGAAGGTGAAGATGAAGAAATCGATTTAGAAGAAATGTCAGAAGATGATCTTAAAAAATTCATTGAAGATGTAATTGCCGACATGGTTGCAGCTGGCGAGTTAGAAGCTGGTGAAGGCATGGAAGGTGAAGAAGAAGGTGAAGGCGAAGAAGGTGAAGAAGGCGAAGATATGGAAATGGATATCGAAGCTGACGAAACTGAAATTGCTGAAGCTGAAGAGGAAGAAGTTAAAGAAGGTGATGACGAAATGATGGAAATGAAAAAAGAAATCGAAGAGTTAAAATCTGAACTTAACGAAATTAATTTGTTAAACGCTAAATTACTTTACGTAAACAAAATCTTCCGCTCTAAAAATCTAACAGAAAATCAGAAATCAAAAGTACTTGCTGCATTTGATAAAGCTGATACGGTTGCCGAAGCTAAATTAGTATTCGAAACAATTTCTGAAAGCGTAATTGCTAAAAAAGAAGTAGTTAAAGAAAACTTAAGTAGAGCTTCAAAACCTGCTGGTATTGCCCCTAAACAACCTATTATGGAAGTTGATTCTCAGGTTGCTAGATGGCAAAAATTAGCTGGAATTAAATAATTAACTGAATTAAAAATTAAATTTTAAAACAACACGACAATGTCACAATTAAATCAATTATTAGAGTCTGCTGCTGGTTCATGGAAGAACTTGCAAAGCGACGCTGCTAAGTTGGCTGGAAAGTGGGAAAGAACAGGTTTGTTAGAAGGTCTTGGTAACGAGATCGAGAAAAACAACATGTCTATGATCCTTGAAAACCAAGCTAAGCAATTAGTAACAGAAGCATCTTTATCAGGTGCTGGAACTGCAGGTGCTACCTTTACTGCTGGTGTAGGTGAGCAATGGGCTGGTGTAGCTCTTCCTTTGGTACGTAAGGTATTTGGTCAAATCGCTGCTCAGGAATTCGTTTCTGTTCAACCGATGAACTTGCCTTCAGGTCTTGTGTTCTTCTTGGATTTCCAATACGGAACTACTAAGACTCCTTTTACCGCTGGTGGTGATGTATACGCTTCAGGTTCAATGTATGGTTTAACTGAAGGTTCAGGTGCCGGTTCAGAAGGTTTGTACGGTGCTGGTAGATTCTCTTACTCTATCAACTCTACTGCTTCTGTTGGTTTGACTTTCGTTACTTCATCAACTACATGGGCTGATTTCGATTACGATTCTGCTTTCTCTGCTTCTGCAATTGATGGTACTTACGTTAAAGTAGGTGTAACTAACGCTCAATTGTCTAACTTAGACACTAAAGCTGTTCGTTCATTCATCCTTTCTGGTTCAGGTGGTACTAACAAAGGTGTCCTCCAAACGTTCACTAAGAACAACGGTACTAGCACTTACTTCATCCAACCTGTTGGAAACTTAAACGCTAATACTCAAGTTACTTGGAACTTACAACCACTTGATAACGAGCGTGGTGATTTCGAAGATGGTAACACTACTTTGAACGGTAACAACGCAACTATTTCTATCCCTGAAATCAACGTTAAGTTGAAATCAGAAGCTATCGTAGCTAAGACTCGTAAGTTAAAGGCTGTTTGGACTCCTGAGTTCGCTCAAGACCTTAACGCTTACCAATCTTTGGACGCTGAAGCTGAATTGACTTCTATCATGAGCGAGTATATCGCTATGGAAATCGACCTCGAAATCCTTGATATGTTGATCGGTTCTGTACCTTCAACTAACAAAGAAGTATGGTCTGCAGTTAACAACGAAGCTATCTCAGGTGCTACTACTACATCTTTAGGTTTCTACAACTCACAAGGTCAGTGGTTCCAAACTTTAGGTACTAAGTTACAGAAAGTGTCTAACAAGATTCACCAATTGACTCTTCGTGGTGGCGCTAACTTCTTGGTATGTTCTCCTACAGTTGCTACTGTATTAGAATCAATCCCTGGATTCGCTTCTAACGCTAGCGGTGATGCTGCACAAGTTAAGTATGCTTTCGGTGTACAGAAAGTTGGTGCTATCAACAGCCGTTACGATGTTTACAAGAACCCTTACATGACTGAAAACGTTATCTTGATGGGTTACAGAGGTTCACAATTCTTGGAAACAGGTGCTGTATTTAGCCCTTACATTCCTTTGATCATGACTCCTCTTGTATACGATCCTGATACCTTCACTCCAAGAAAAGGTCTCTTGACTCGCTACGCTAAGAAAATGATTCGTCCTGAATTCTACGGAATGATTCAAGTAGCTGGTTTGAATACTCTTTAATAGAGTAGTCACAGACTAATTTTAGAGCCCCGCGAAAGCGGGGCTCTTTTTTATATGTATAACCATATGGAAAATAATATTTTTTACTTTATAAATTGGTTAGAATTTTCTCGTTTAGAGAGAGTTCGTAATTTACCATTACATGAGCAAAAAAGACAATATAATCTCTATATAGACGAATGGACTTACCAAAAAAATGCTTATTTAGCTTGGCTTGAAGGGCATAAAAAGGGACCTTTACCACCTAAACTTCAAGTTATAGGTGTGCTATTGCAAGAAGATTTATTTGATTTAGAACAAGAAGACGGAAGTAAAATTTATATAACAGGATATGCCTAATTTACCTATATCAGGATTACCAGCAGCTAGTACTTTAGACGGCTCAGAATTATTTGCCGCAGTACAAAGTGGTGTAACAACCTATACTACCTTAGAAGATGTTTCTAATTATGTAACTAGTGCAATTTCTACAATTGACACCGGCTCACTTATGGTTACAGGTTCTATTTCCGGTCAAACACTTACATTTGAAAAAGGAGATGGAAATACATTTAATTTATATCTCACCCCAGGTGGTGCTTTTCCAATAAATTATGGTTTATTTAACCAAACAGGTTCATCATCACCTATATTAGGTAGCACCCATATTTCAGGTAGCTTAATTGGAGGAGGAGTTGGGTCATTATCAGTTCCAGCTAATAATTTTGTCCAAGGAGATGCATATCAAGCTACTTTTTCAGGAGTAGTAAATGCTGAAAATAATAAAACACTTCAAATTACAATTAAATCTGACAGTGTAGTTTTAGCAGACACTGGAGTAATATCTATGCCTGGGAT